AATGTGATTGATGAAATGACAAATGTGGTGCAGTACCATGTGGCGACACTGGTGGACAACGAAATTCCTGGCGTGGCGCCGTCGGCACAACGCAGTGGCCGTCCGCTCAAATCGATTCAACAACGGTTGGGTGGTAAAGAAGGGCGCATCCGCTATAACATTCAGGGTAAGCGTGTGGAAATGTCGGCTCGTTCGGTCATTACGCCTGACCCCAATCTGAGCGTGGCCGAGATTGGTGTTCCGAAAGAGATCGCCATGAACCTGACGAGTCCTGAAAATGTCACGATCTACAATCTGGATAAGTTGTACAAGCTCGTGCAGAATGGAGCAGATGTTTGGCCAGGGGCCAAGACGATTGTGCGCAAGGACGGCCGCATGATTTCGCTAAAACATGTGAATACGAGTGAGATTGTTCTTTACGAAGGAGATGTGGTAAACCGCCATCTTCTCGATAATGACATTCTACTCTTTAATCGACAACCGACTCTTCATAAGATGTCGATGATGGGGCATCGGGTGAAAGTTCTTCCTTACAAAACGTTTCGGATGAATGTTTTGACCACCAGACCCTATAACGCCGACTTTGATGGTGATAAACCCTCCTTATTATAAGGAGAAATCTTGTCGCCAACAGGTAGCCACCCGGATTGTTGTGATGATCACAATCTGGGGTTAATGGTGTAAACATCACTATTTGTAACTATAGCGCATAGTTGCGAATAATATAACTACCTAGTAGAAAATTGATAGAATAAAATAAATTATAATTGCCAAAATGAACGAAATACTAAACGATAATTCTCAAGTAATTGGACAAATTTACCTGATTAAAAATACAATAACCAATAAGAACTATGTTGGACAAACACTTTCCCATCGTAAAAATCATAAGAAGTATAGACCATTTGGATTCATAGGACGTTTCAAAGATCATCTTGGTGAAGCAATATGTAACACTAAAAAGAAACAGTGTACATACTTGAATAATGCCATACGCCTACACGGTAAAGACGCATTTCAAGTTGAATTGTTATTCACATGTCCCAAAGAAGAATTGGATCACTATGAAGAGAAGTACATCAAAGAACATAACACTCTTTATCCAAATGGATATAACTTAACGATTGGTGGAAAAGTATTTAAAAACATGGAAACGGATATGGAAAAACTAGTTCCCAATCCTCCCAAGAAACGAGGAGGTTGCACAAGTAGAAGTGCAGAGACACGTGCCAAAATGACAGAAAGCCTCAAAGCAGTTATGGGAACCCCAGAAGCAAGAAAAGAACAAATGCTAAGGAGTCAAAAACAACACTGCAATGCAAAGGCTGCTAGATTTAAGGACGTATCTATTGATATGGATAATTTAGATCAATACATTAGAGTTCGTAGTGCAAAAAACGGTTCTAAGTTTATCAAGGTTATCATTGGGAAGATAGCGACATCGTTTACAGGTAAATATGAAACGCTTGAAGAATTAAAAGAAAAGGCAATTGAATTTATAAAAACAATCAATCATTCTGCAACACTTCCAAATTGTTCGGGAAACCCCTAAAACTTTAACTACCAAGGATACTATGAAAGTAGTAGTCTGGCTCCAGAGAAATACTGGAGGTAGGGTAATAATGTTAAAGATGAGTCACTAAGAGGAGTGACGAAATGGGCAATCCGCAGCCAAGCTTCTACGTCCGTGAGCCCCTAGGGGCTAAATGGTAGGATAGGAAGAAGGTTCAGAGACTAAATGCCAGTGGGTCACAAAAGACGGTCTAACCAACCCGATGTGGCTTAAGATATAGTCCGCCCCCCTTGGAAACTTGGGGGATCGTTCGGAGATGAACGCGCATCTGCCACAGAGCTATGAAGCCATGGTAGAACTAGAAGAAATTGCGGCGGTGCCGCACCATATTATTACAGCCCGTCACGGCAAACCGCTGATTGGTGTGTATCAAGATACACTCGTGGGATCGTATCGTCTCACGCAGCCAGGCATTGAGTTTACGCGGCGTGAATTCATGAACCTGATGATGTGGAATAAGCGATTTGACGGGACCATGCCCGTATCTCGCGCAGGAGCAGAAGGAAAACAACGGTGGACGGGTCAACAAGTGCTGGGAGCGCTAATGCCGCCGATTAACATGGAAATGGGAAACAAGTCCTATGACGGAGAAAAAGATAACAACACGTCAAATAACTATGTCAAGATTGTCCAGGGCGATATCCAGCAGGGTGTGGTGGATGGTGATATTTACATGAAGCCGTCGAAGGGGATTATCCATGTGGCCTACAATGACTGTGGTCCAAAGGACACGGTAGAATTGCTAGATGCCCTGCAGAACACGATTGAAAACTTTCTCGTCTTGAATGGGTTTAGTGTAGGAATCAGTGATTTGATTGCTGATGAGGAAACGAAGAAGGAGATTGACCGTAAAATCCAAGAGAAAAAGAAGCAGGTTGAACAAGTGATCTTGCAGGTGCATCTTGATTTGTTTGACAACAACACGGGAAAGACCAATCAACAAGAGTTCGAAGATCAGATCTTTGGGATTCTAAACCAGGCCACGTCAGATGCGGGTTCGACAGGTCAGCAATCCTTGTCGGCTGAGAATCGTCTCTTGGCCATGGTCCGTTCAGGCTCAAAGGGTGAGCCCCTGAACGTGGCGCAAATGATGGCGTGTCTCGGGCAGACTGCTATTGAGGGAAAGCGTGTTCCCTATGGATTTACGGATCGTACGTTACCGCACTACAAGAAATACGATGATAGCTCGGAAGCCCGCGGGTTTATTGAGTCGTCGTTCATTCGCGGGCTGACACCACAACAGTTCTTCTTTCACGCCATGTCGGGTCGTGAAGGGTTGATTGATACCGCTGTGAAATCTGTGACGGCTGATACGGAGATCATGCTCATGGAAGATGGTCAACCCAAGTGGACTAAGATCGGTACCTGGATTGATAATCATTTATCATCAGCCAAGCCCGAAGAGGTAGAACACCATGAACAAGCGAATATGGAACTCTTGAAGCTATCTAAAAAAGTCTATATTCCTACTTGCAATGAGAAGGGTATTATGTCATGGGGTGAGCTAACCGCCGTTACTCGGCATGACCCTGGAGAATGTTTGTACGATGTAACGACAAAAGGCGGTCGTCATGTAACGGTTGCCAAGTCACAATCCTTGATTGTATGGAATCAGGAAACAAAATCATTTCATCCAAAGCCATCACCTGAGGTGAAAGCAGGCGATTATTTGCCTACAGTGGTTCAACTACCTGAACCTCCAGCCATGATGACGCATGTGAACATGATGAAATATGCTAAAAAATTAAAGGGGCCGAACTATTCCCTACCTGAACAAATGGAGCTCAATGAACGAAATGGTCTCTTCTTTGGCCTATACTTGGCTGAAGGCAATTCACACCTGCAGAGCGGCTATGTGAGCATCGCTAATAATGATCAGACCATTCGCACCTTTGCGATGGAGTGGTTTGAATCACTTGGAATCAATGTGAATGAGCGATTCCGTACCATGGAGAACAAAACGAGAACAGGTGTTACCAAGAGCCAATCGCATGGGGTGCGTGGATTCTCACGACTACTAGGACAGTTCTTTGAAGCCTTCTTGGGAGCTGGCTCTGCCAATAAGTATGTACCCGATGAGGCATTCGGTGCTTCTAAGGAGTTTATCCGAGGTCTGCTAAACGGATACTTTAGCGGAGATGGCACAGTGGATGTCAAGAAGGGAAGTATTACCGCTGGATCGGCATCTAAACGGCTGATTGAAGGAATTTCTCTGTTGTGCTCACGGGTTGGCATCTTTGGTAAGATGTCAAAGGTTCAGTTGAAGTCGAATAATGTGATGACACCAGTGGAGAAGATTCTGCCAACCTATCGCTTTGCCATTTGTGCCAAGTGGGCCACCAAGTTTGCCACGGAGATCCCATTGATTTCAAAGGACAAGCAGGATCGTGTTAAGCAAATCAAACATGCACATGAACATCGCAATTTCCCATCAATCAACGATATTGCCATGGATGAAATTGTATCTATCACTCCAATGTCGGTTGAAGCGCATCCCAAGCTCTATGATGTCACTGTTCCGTCTACGCTGAACTTTATGATTGCAAATGGGCTCGTTTGCCGCGATACGGCCGATACAGGGTACATTCAACGTCAGCTCATCAAATCAATGGAGGATCTGACGGTTCAGCATGACGGCACTGTGCGAGATGCCAATAACAATGTGATTCAATTTCACTATGGCGAAGATGGAATTGATCCCACTAAGATTGAGACGCAGAGTTTGCCGATTGGTAAGCTCTCCAAGCAAGACATTGAAGACCAATTCGGTATGAAGCAGGTTGACTGGAGCACGGTGTTAAAAGATGGAACGATTCGCGACGCTGATGCCGAGCTCATCACGGAATATGTCAATGATCTCCTCTTTGACCAACGGATGATGGTGGAGGAAGTCTTTCAGAAGAAGTCGCTGGATTCAGGCAGTGTCTTCGCACCGGTCAACTTGGCACGATGGGTACTCAACATCAAAGTACGATGTGCCCTTAAACCAACGGAGAAAACCGATCTGACTCCTGCCATTGTTCTAAATGGTATTAAAAAGATCATTGAACGCACTCATTCGTATCATAAGATCTGGTCGGCTCTACTACGGTTCCACTTGGCTCCACACAAACTGATTGTAAAAGAGCGTTTTACGAAGGAGGCATTTGAACTGTTAATGGAAATCATTGTAATTACGCATATGAAGTCATGGGTTCAGCCTGGCGATCAGGTGGGTATTGTGGCAGCGCAGTCGATTGGCGAGCCCGCCACTCAAATGAGCCAAGTAAAAGACTCGTTAATCATATTACAAAATGATAAAAATTTAAAATATTATGGGACCATCGGATCCATCTGCGATTCCATTTTGGAGCAAAACAAAGAAAAAGTGATCACAATTGGCCATAATAGTGTGGTACTTCCGCTAGAAGACAACTACTATATCGTTGGCGTGAGCGAGAATGAGAAGACATCTTGGAAGCGAATCAGCGAAATTAGTCGTCATCCTGCAAATGGTGGACTAGTTGAAGTAGTAACACGCACGGGACGTAAGACAAAGGCCACGCTGACACATTCTTTCTTAAAACGATCTACTGAAGGAATTGTTCCCGTGTTGGGATCAGACTTGAAAGTGGGTATGCGCATTCCTATTGCACGTATGATTCCTGAAGTACCTCAGCCAATTATGACAGTGGTGCAGGGCTCTACTACCTTTGCGATGAATCGAGAGTTTGGATGGGTGTGTGGTATCTATCTGGCAGATGGTTCATTCAATGGAAATACAGTTCGAATCACAAAGATCAGTCCTATTGTAGAAGAAAAACTAACGGCATTCGCCAAACTACATAGCGTGGCAGTGGCAGTGAATCATTATAATGGAAAGTTTGGCCCTGGAAAGGACACGAATCTGTACTCCAAAGACCTCAAAGACTTTCTCCTAGCAACCTTCAATACAGGCTCCTATGAAAAGCAGATTGGTGCGACGGTATTCCATTCGAATAAGGAGTTCATTGCAGGTCTGATTGGCGGCTTCTTTGATGGTGATGGTAATGTAAGTGTAGAGCGTCAGCTTATTCGCGCATCAAGTCGATCGAAACCGCTCATCGAGCAAATCACTGCACTCCTCGGCTATGTGGGGCTATTTGGGTCGATCTCTGAAGAAACAAGTGTGCGAATCAAGGATAAAGTACAACATACCCTTGTCCTACTTCCTAAATTTGCTAAGGCATACAAAGAACAAGTGGGATTTCACTTGCCAGAAAAAGCAGAAGCACTTGACAAGATTATCGAGTACAATCAACGCGAAGGTGTACATGCTAAACCAGAAGCATTGGACAAAATCCCTGAGCTGGGACAAATCATCGCTGAAACAGGCAAGCTTCTAAAGATGCCAGGCCAGAGTCGCACCTATGGGCGATGGACAAAGAAAGAGGCCATTGGACGCCAGACATTGGAGAAGTACGTAGCGGAGTTTGAAGCCAAGATCCAAGAGATGGATGATAACGTAGAAAAAATTCAGGAGCGTCTCACCGTAAACAAGAACATGACCCTCCTTAAATCAGCATGTGACGCGGATGTCATCTGGGACGAAATCGTGGAGCTGATCTATCATGAGGATCCCAAAGAATATGTGTACGATTTTACAGTGCCTGGAAATGACAGTTTCATGGTGGATTGTAATGTATTGGTGCATAACACACTCAACACGTTTCACCAAGCAGGTGTAGCTTCCAAATCAGCAGTAACTCGTGGTGTACCTCGTCTGCGAGAACTTCTCAAAGTTACGCAGAATCCGAAGGCATCTTCGCTAACGATTTATTTGAAACCCGAGTATCGCAACAACAAGGATAAAGCGCGTGAGGTAGTCCAAGATTTGGAACTTACTGTGCTACGAAATATCACGGACAAAGTGGGTATTTATTGGGACGAGAAAGATAGTACCACCATTGTCAAAGAAGATGTGGCGCTCATGAAATTCTATGATCTCTTTGAGCAAGATCTAATGTCGGCAGAGGAGATCAAGGATGTGTGGTCAAAGTGGATTCTCCGCTTAGAGTTGAATCGCGAGGAAATGTTCAATCGTAATATTTCAATTCAGGAAGTGGTGTCGGTGATCAAGACACAATTCAGTGACGACATCAATATCGTGTACAGTGATTATAATTCGGACAAGTTGGTAATGCGTATTCG